AGCAGAACGGTGGAGCAGTATTGTTCCAAGACTTCTCATGGGAAGAAGAACGTGTATGCACCATTCGTGCTATTCAGTTTGAGCAGAACTCGCCACCACCATTTGCCAGTGGCTTTGGTGGAATTGTTACCGTTCAATTGCAGACAATTGATACGGAGCAGGCGATTCAGTAATGGAACAGAACAAGTTAATATCACTAGTATCACCAGGTGAAAGAAGTGAGTTAGTCAATCAGGTCAGGCTAGCTCTTAATGTTGCTGGCGATGACGTGTTGGATGCTCCTCTAGCCGAAGTGCTTAAGGGTTTGCAGCACCAGCTTTCCATCCCAGCAGTCGGGTGCATCAATATAGCCACGCTGGATGCGCTCGCAGTTGCTCCACCAGAATGGTAGGGCGAGAAGAGAGGGGGAATCAGAAATGGTTCCCCCTCTTTTTTTATTTTCCCAGGGTTTACCACGGCTTGCCATCAGGCAAGCCTTTCCCGCCCACCACCCCTCAACCCTATCAGATTATTGGTAATAATCTTTGGCGTGTCGTTGCTCGGTTTATCCTGACCGTTTGGTACAATTGTCGGCATGAATCAACTTCCTCCTCATCGGTCTTACAGTCAGCTTACAACGTGGCAGTCCTGCCCTCAGAAATACTTCCTGAGTAAAGTAGCCATGGTTCCAGAGAAGCCAGCAGTATACCTGGCTGCAGGGTCTGCAGTCCACAGTATGATTGAGTGGTTGAATCATGAGTTCTACAAGCAGCAGCAGGCGAATGATTGACCAACGCGGTATACCCAGTAATGAGTGTATCAATTGCGGTAGCAATGTCCAAGTAGTTCGTGCTATATTTCAAGACTACGAATTGGTTATGTGGTTTACTGATAGCTTCTGCGGTACTTGTGGTTCTCCTATGACAACCCCAACACCAGTGGACCACCCAGAATATGTGAAGCCACACTACCCAGAGGAAGAAGACGATGAGTTTAACTGAGAAGTGGCTAGAAGTATTTAATGATGAAGTAAAATCCATAGAGGAACAATCAGGTATTCCATCGACGGAGTGGAAGACAGCTGGTCGCAAGACCGCTGCTCGACCAGATGGAGAAGACTTATCGTTCTGGCAAAGCGATGGGCTCAAGCAGGTTGAGGCGTACCAGAAATGGTACGAACAGTCTGGTTGGAAAATTGCCACAATGCCTGACGGTCGTCCTGGAATCGAGTGGTCAGCAGATGTACATTTCGGAGGTACACCTGTTCGATTTATTGTAGATGCCATCTATCAAGTAGGGGAAGACTTGGTAATCGTGGACTACAAGACTGGTTCCAGGACACCGTTCGGTGTAATCCAGAATGGCTTGTATGCCAGTGGTATTGAAAAGATTTTTGGAATCCGCCCTAAGTGGGGCGCATTCTTTATGACTCGCAAAGGCGAGCTTGATGATTTGGTTGACCTGTCTCACCTCAGTATAGATTACTATGAGTATGCATTTGCTTCTATGAATCATGGTGTACTTAACGGTTGGTTCCCAACATTTGTTGGAGAAAACTGTAAGATGTGTAGCTACATGGACAAGTGTCCAGCATGGGGCTCAAAAGATTTCCCATTACAAATACCAACAACAGGGAAAGAAAAGGAGAGAAAGTAGATGACTGAATCTATGTTCTCGTATACAGGTAAGTTGAATTCAACTGACCTATTTACCGTCCGAGGTAATAGCGTTAGTGAATTCAGAGCTAACCTAAACGCAGCAGTCGAAGCAATCGCTGAGGCTGTGCAACTACAAGCATCACTCGCTGGTCGAGTTGCTGCACCTGCAGGAAATGCATACACACCTAACGCTGAGCAAGCAATCCAGATGTTGCAGGATGCGGGTCTTAACCCACAGCCTGTAGTCGCTGGCACAACCCCACAATCAATTGAGGTTGTCAAAGATAAGTACGGTAACGAATGGACATATGGACATCCAGATGCGCCAGACCTACCAGACGGACGTGGCAAGTACGCCAAGAAGAAGGGCGTATCAAAGGCAGGCAAGGCTTACGTTGGTTGGTTTGACCCAGCCAAGGGACCAAAGCCTTTCAAGCCAGGTGTTACTGAAGCCGAAACTATTTGGGCTAAGTAATCATGCGTAGCCTATTGCAAGTAGTGGGTGTTGAATCACCAGCTGGTATTCAGTTACCAGAAATCCTACCTCAACTCACCGCCAGTCAAGTTACCTTTCGTCAAGCGCAATTGCATTTGATTGCTGGTCAACCAGGCGGAGGAAAGACACTACTTGCATTATGGTACGCGATTACATCTAAGGTTCCATCGCTCTACATATCAGCAGACTCTGACTCCAGAACAATTGCAACTCGTGCAGGTGCAATCATTATGGATAAGGAAGTCGCCAACGTAGAGAAGTTGATGGATACAGATGCGAGCGTTCTTCTTGAGGATGCTCTTGCTGACGGCGCGAGCCATGTTCGATTCGCCTTCGACCCAGCACCTTCGCTTCAAGATATTGAAGAGGAGATAGAAGCGTGGATTGAATTGCATGGCTCCGCCCCAGCAGCAGTATATGTAGATAACTTAATGAACGTTGCTGCAGCTAGCGACAATGAGTGGACTGCGTTGCGTGATGCAATGTCAGCGTTCCACTATATGGCACGTGAATATGAGTCAGCATTTATTGTGCTACACCATGTGTCCGAGAATGAAAGAATGTCTAAACCAAACTATCCAGCACCACGCAAAGCGTTGATGGGTAAGGTTGCTGCTCTACCTGAATTGGTATTGAGCGTAGCGTTAGACAGTGGGGCAAACGCTTATCGCGTTGCCGTTGTTAAGAATCGTCATGGCAAGGCTGACCCTAATGCAGAGGAGTATGTAACACTGGCAGCAGAGGCTAGCAAGATGGCTCTCTATAATTCCTCAGCGGAACTGTTCCGTCAAAGGACATTAAGTCAGTGGCAGTAGGTAACTCCGACTTTGATTTAGATTTTAGTTATGGTCATGAAGGCGAGCAGTTAGTAGAGCAGTTGCTTACTAACGGCAAGACGGTAGAAGTTAAACGCGACCGCAAGTGGCACTCCACTGGTAACGTGTATGTAGAAGTTGAATGCTGGTATAGACGAAGCGAATCATGGGAACCATCAGGTGTGATGGTAAGCAAGGCAGATTACTGGGCATTCGTGTTAGAACATGCAGTGCTTATGATTCCAACTGGGCATGTGCTACATGCCATCCGTACATACGGCAGAGAAATTACTTGTGAGATTCCGCCCAATAGAAGTAAGGGCTACTTAATTACTGTAGATGATTTAATGAAAGCGACAAAGGAACTAATGCATGTATAAGATATACGGTGCGTACATAAAGTATAAAGTAATGAGGAAGCTTGGTGTTTCAAGGAGAAAGTCCTTGCGACATATTGTAGTTACTGACAGAGTTACGCTAGATTACTGGAAGAAAGTGTACAGTCAAATTACTAAACCATAAGGAGTAGCTTATGAATATGCCAGACTTATCCAAAGGTCTTTGTCGAGAAGTTGGTACAGAATTTTTTTACCCAGATTCTGAGAACGATAGCGATACATCTATATATGCTTTTGGTAAGAAGATTTGTTCTGGCTGTGAAGTAAAGCAGGCTTGCCTTGATTGGGCTGTTAAACACGAAGGTTATGGTTTGTGGGGTGGTACTACCCCGCGTGATAGAATGGCTATCCGTCGTACTCTTAATATAAAACTAGAGTCTATTATCCCAGGAGAATATGCATGACAACTAAAACATTTAAGTTCAAATTTACAATTGCGTATGGAAAGATATCTGGCTTTGGTTTGGGAATTAACATCAGTAAGTGGTGGACAACCATTGACCTTGGCTTCTGGTATATCGGAATCGAATACTAATGACAACTGCAGCTAAACGAAAAGGTTCACAGTACGAACGCGACGTAGTCAAATGGCTACGCCAGATGGGATACCCATGCGCTGAACGTGCATATGGTGCAGGTAGGCACGACGATGTCGGTGATATCGATGGCATCAATGGTGTAGTTATAGAATGCAAGAATGAAAAAGCAATTAGGATTCCTCAATACCTTCGGGAACTTGAGGATGAGATGACACACGCGGATGCGGAAACAGGTGTTGTCTTAATTAAGAAGCGTGGCACTTCTAATATCTCAGAGTCGTATGCAGTAATGCCTGCGGAACTCTGGGTCAATCTGCTAAAACAGGCAGGTTACAATGGACATCAGTGAGAAAGTGACAGTTACTCACAAAATGAAAAGAGGTAACTATGCGGTTAATGTTAACGATGAGCTTGGCGATGGCGATGGTGCTTGCATCACCAGCCGAAGCCAAGTCACCATTACTTACACAAGAAGTTCTTATGTCCAAGATGGACAAGGAAACGAAAGTGGAGTATGCGATAGCTCAGTTCGTAACCGACAGCAAGGAACGACTATGCGCCAAGCGCATAGCCTACAAGGAGAGCCGATACAACGAGGACTCACTCAACAAAAAGAGTGGGGCTCGTGGAACTTGGCAGTTACTGTGGGCTCAACCAGGTTGGTCGTTACTGAAACAAACACAGGAGGCACACGACTATGTGCTTCACAGATACGACACTTGGTGCGGAGCGTACAGGTTCCATCAGGAAAGGAATTGGTATTAGAAAATGAATCAGTCTGAGTTCCTTGAAGCGGTCTTTAATCATTACGGATTGACCTTGCCACTTGGCGGGGAGAAATCAATCCTGTGTCCTGTACATGATGACTCACGTAAGTCTGCTTCGGTCAACTCAGACAAGGGACTCTGGGTATGTTATGCGTGTAACGCAAGTGGTTCTGGTATACAGATAATCATGGGTCGTGAAAACTTAACATACCCAGAGGCTCGTTCATGGGCAGAGAAGAACATTGGTAAGGAGTCCAAGCAATCTGCACCATCACGTGGACGTAAGAAGTCAAGCGGACGTTGGACTCCACCTAGATTGCGAGTTGGCTAATGACAACTATCGTTGGTATCCAACAGGATAACGGCTGCATGTTAGTGGCTGACTCGCGTACAACTGCTGGCAATAGACCATACTCTCATCCAACAGTTACTAAGATTAATAAGCGTGGCAAGTGGCTTATCGCTGGCGCTGGTGATGTGCAACCATGTGATGTAGTGCAGCATGTGTGGAAACCACCAACCATTCCAGCTAACATTAAAGATGAATATCATTTCATGATTACAACTGTGGCTCCGAGCATCAGGGAATGCATCAAAGAGTCTGGCTATGTGCCAGACAAAGATGATGCCGATGCTGGATTCGAATTACTATTAGCTATCAACGGAACCATCTACCAAGTAGATGATTCCTACTCTGTATATCTGCGTGATGATGGGCTGTATGGCATAGGGTCTGGTTCATCGTGGGCATTAGGCGCACTGGCAGTAGGTGCAACTTGGAAGCAAGCAATGCAGACGGCAGCAAAGAACGATGTGTATACTGCTCCCCCATTCATAGTGCATAGGCAGGAAAAGAAATGAGAACAAACCCCAAGCTCATTGAACTTTGGACACGAGCAGCAAAGACTTATCATGAATCATTAGCTGGTTCACCAGCCGAGGCATACCTTGAGAAGCGTGGCATCTTAGATGGTGCTGAAAGATTCCAACTTGGTTACGTGGCAGAACCAGTAGCAGGTCATGAAGACAGACTCAAGCATCACCTATCCATCCCCTATCTAACAGAGGCTGGTGTAGTTGGGTTTAAGTTTCGTCGCATTGATGATGGCGACCCAAAGTACATGATACCTACAGGACAGAAGCATCACCTGTATAACGTAGGTGCGATACTACATGCAGTGAGGGAGGTGTTAATAGTTGAAGGAGAAATTGATGCAATATCTGCAACTCTTGCTGGTCATCCTGCTGTCGCTGTTGCTGGCGTTAACGCTTGGAAGCCTTATTTCTCACGTTGTTTTGATGGTATAGGTAGAGTAATCATTGCTACCGACAATGATGTAAAGGAAGATGGGTCTAACCCAGGGCAGGACTTAGCCCGACGATTGCAGGATGCAATCCCTCAAGCAATCCGCGTGTCGCTACCGCCTGATAGCGACATCAATAGTATAATTGTGCGCCAAGGAGCTCAAGCTTTAACCGATTTGATTAAAGCACTAGACGATTAGAAGGGGCTGCCTTGGCTGAAGACACAACCATCCTTGAATTTGAAGAGGATGCTCAAAAAATATACGACGAGTTGCTTGCTATCTTAGTAAAGAAGCAACTTGATTATGGTCCATACAACATCTGGCATGCGCCAGGTGGCGCAACCAATGGGCTGATGGTTCGTATGTCAGACAAGCTAGAGCGTTTGAAGAATCTGATATACAAGAATAGAGAGCCGAACAATGAATCTCTTGAAGATTCATTTGTTGATATGGCTAACTATGCAATCATCGCACTAATGGTACAGCGTGGAGTGTGGGCTAAGTATGCCGAGAAACAGAAATAAAACTTACGAAGAGCAACGCATCTCTCGCATACGGTCTTACGGTATTAGTGTCGAAGAGTACGACCGTATGTTCGCCGAGCAGAATGGTGGTTGTTACATTTGTGGGGAAGCTCCCACCAACAGGGCGCTTGACATCGACCATTGTCATACGTCTGGCAAGGTACGAGGACTTCTTTGCAGTAACCATAATCGCGCCCTTGGTTTATTAGGTGATGACCCCGACCTACTACTCAAGTCTGTTGAATACTTGGTGAAGAACCATGGTTGAACTAACACGCGACCATGAGATATGGATACAGGTGGATGAGATAACTTCTATCATTGCCTACAACTTGTCCAAGAAGTACCATCGGTTTGCCGAGCGTGATGATATTAAGCAGGCAATGAATGAGTATGCATGGAAGCGCAAAGATAAAGTCAACGAGTACCTCATGCGTGAAGATGATATCGAACGGAAGATGGGATACAAAGCTTTCACTACCTTCATGCGTAGGGCAGGCGAGCGATACGCTCGCAAGGAAAAGGCTAAGGCTTTAGGGTTTGAACTTGGCGATGAATACTTCTATCGTATTGAGATGGTTGAGAACCTGATTAAAGTTCTTGGCTCTGAAGATTCCCACTTGGTTAACCAAGTAATGGACCCAGATATGCATGGCGTTCAGGCTAAGCGACAGGTTAGTGAAGGTAATAACTTGCTAGCTTTGCTAGCAGATGTAGACAAGGCGATGAAGAAGTTAGACCCACGTACGCAGGGCATACTTAACAGTCGCTTTGCTCAAGACCTACCACTTACGGAGATAGCAACCGCATGGGATATATCTCCGCAGCGAGTAGAACAGATAGCCACGCGTGGTGTTAAAGATATTATCGAACTACTCGGAGGTGCTACACCTTATGCCTAACTATAACTTTATCTGTCGCATATGCGACAAGCAGCAAGAGCTGCATCTTGGTTATGATGATGATGTCTTTCCTAAATGTGAAGACTGCAATGTTACTTTAAGTAAGGTGTTCACCCCACCTGCAATCCATTTCAAGGGTGGCGGATGGGGAGGAAGTCATGGCGGACAATAAGCGCGAGCTGGTTGAGAAGATGAAAGCTAAGACCAGTGGAAGTAATAATCAAATCATGTTGACTTGGTGCGACAACGGCACTGTCGATGGCAAGTTTATGGAAGGCGTAGTGTATTCGCTATTAACTGCGGGTCTACCGATTACATCAGCGCAACGTGTACAAGGTAATCAGATAGGTAGACAGCGTGATACTGCGTTCGATACGTGGCACAAGAAGACAGACTTTGATTGGATACTATGGGTAGATAGCGACATCGTTCTAACGAACGAGTCGCTTAAGAAAGTATGGGATGCAGCTGACCCAGTAGAACGACCAGTTGTATCTGGTACTTACTTCATCAGTAAGCAGATGGAATCCTCCATCATGCAACCATATCCCGCGCTATTTACAGCCCACGAATCTGGTGATAAGTACACCATGACATACGTACATCCACTTCCACACGACCAGCTAATCCCTATCGACTACGCTGGGTTTGGATTCTTATTGATGCACCGTAATGCAGCTAATAAGATACGAGAATTCCATGGTGATAAAGCTTTATTCATCGAGACAGATGGTGGTGGTAGTGATGGCAGAGATAGATTTATTGGTGAAGATATCCAGTTCTTCATGAACATGAAGGAGGCTGGTGTCCCATTGTATGGTCATACTGGGGCAACGGTGAAACATATGAAACGATTTGCATTCGATGAAGAGTTCTACAAACTCTATTGGATTACGATGATGAACAGCGTGAAGGCGCAGGCGGAATAAAAAAAGGCGGGGGTGTGAGCCCCCGCCTTTTCTCTTTTACTTCAGACTTATCGAAGAGAAAAATTCTCTCTTCGATTGCTCTGCGTTATAGCAAAGCCGATACATATCGGCTTCACCTTTCCTCTGTCCCAACCGATAGGCAGTGAAACCTACAGCTATTGCTGTGATGATGATGGTAATCATCTCTTTAGTTCTCCAATCCGTTCTAGTAATTTCTCTGGTTGTTCAAGGTGAACAATTGTTGCACGTCCACCTTCTGCATCACAGGCTGATAAGTTCTTCATGAACTTCTCAACCTGCAACTTGGTACTGAACTCACCCCACGCTTGGACTGGAGCCCATCGTGCCAACTGTGCTACGAGTATGTAGTTATCACGTTTCATTCTGGATTCATCCAGAGCTTCGATGATTTCTACGGCTAAGTCCGCAGCACTTTCGGAGTCAGTGTTGTCTGGGTCTAACAAGTTAGCAACTAACTTGATTTCAGTTGGGCGTGGTTTAGCCATCAGTATTCTTTCATGCACTGTACATACTTCTGATGAATCATCAGAGCTTCAAGTGCCTCTCTTGATGTACGCCTTTCAATCTCTGCGTTGCAGTAATCGCAGATGATAGTAACGCTAGCCAGATGTATCATGCTTCCTCCTTGTTAAACCAAGGAGCACCAATGACGTGCTGCCTTGGGCTAGGTTCTGGGTCAGCAGAATGCTGACGTGTAACTAGTTGACATACATCACCGTCTGCTTCCTTGTAATGCATGTGAGCACCAGCCATGAAGAGGACTTCGTCCTCGTCATCGCCGATACCATAGGTGTCGTGATACCCACAGTACCACGACCACCCATCGATAGGACGGATACGTAATGCTTGAGGTCTTACCTCAATCGTATCCTTGTCGGTCATCTTGCCCATCATTCCTCCTCTGGAGCATACATAATAACATCAGTAAGCATAGCTTCTGTGTTGTCATGTCGTGGTTGTTCAACCAACTCTGGTTGGTTATGCAACCTGCTATGGATGACTAGATAGTCAAGTGCTTTGAGAAGGTACTGCCCAACCTGCGCTGTTAACGCAGGCTGGACATACTCCTTCTTGTTGTCGATAGCATCGACATATTTCTGTAATGGATTATCCACGATTAGATTCCTTTCGTGATTAGTTCAAGAGCCTTGCTCTTGATGCGGTCAGCTGAGCCAGTGATGATTCGTTCGGCTCGTGTTGCTTCTGACTTGTGGCTGTAGTGGTCAGCGTATTCGACGATGGCTTGGAATGCACCGAACGCTGTGCCGTACAGTTCTTCTTGAGTACCAGTAGCACCCTTGTAGATTTGTTTGACTGCATCTCTTGATGCAATCGCTGAGTTGTACTGACGGCGCTGACCTGTGGTCAGCATGTTGTATGGTGCATTCTCCACTGCAGTTGGTAGCGAGAACATCTTCTTGAAGATGGCATCTACCTCAGCATCAGACACCTTCTCATTAATGAGTCGGTTACCGACTGTCTCATACATCTGGATACCAGCGTATGTTACTGGGATAATCTTGCGGATATCTTCGATACGGAATTCCGCATTGGTTGTATGCTTCAACGTAAACGTTGCAGTCTTTGAGAAGATACCAGCAATCTGGTTGGTGCATCGTAAGCGGTTGATGCTTGGTGCAATCTGCAAAGCAGTCGAACCATCATGTGAAGTACGAGCCACAAGGTAAGCCTTGTGTTCATCGCCCTGAATCTTCACACCTTCTGGCAGTTCGAGCACCATGTAAACCTGTGCTCCACCTTTTACTTCACCAGCATATGCATATCTGGCATCGCCAGAATCAACTAGTGCATCCAGTGCAGAGAACATCTCTCCATTCTGGAACACCTTGTATCGACCGCCAACTGTACCTAGTACAGACTGACCGCCGTCCTGATTGGTACGGATAGTTGCGAAAGTGTTAGGCACTTCGATAGTGTTAACACCATCATCGTTCAAGGCTAAAGCTTGAACGTCTGCTAGTGATACGTTCCAGTCAAGCCCTGCTTGTTGCGCTGCATCTACTGCAGATGTTGCTGATACTTCTTCTCCGATAATGCTATAAGCATTACGGCGTGAATGGATTGTTAGTTGGGACATGGTACTTCCTTTCGTGTTGGGTTGGTTGTGAGGTATATCTTACAGTCGGCTATTGAAATCGTCAACTGCATGTGAGAGTTGGTCATGGTAATGACCTTGGTAGCAGACGATGCCTTCGTCTTGAACACGTACGAACCACGTTACATAGGGGTCAACGGTACGTTGATAAGGTTCGGCGGTCTGCCTGTCCTCTGTCCATAGACAGAGAGCTATGTAGCCAGATGAATCCCATGCTGGCTTGATATCTACGATGACCGCCCCATTCTTGCAGCGGTCGCCACGTCGTGGCACTAGGGTTAATGTACCCATGTTTATGCTCCTTTCTTCTTGGTTGAAACCTCAGATGGCGAAGCCATCTTTGATTGCCATAGCATGCAGTTGGAATCAAGGCGTGAGCCAAAGGTTCTGATGTAATCAGATATGTCTGCTGTCTTGTCTGTTAAGCAAGACTTAACAGTGTCCACTGAAATAAACACACGTCCATTCCATAGACCCATCTGTCCGATGTTGGTTGGTACTTCGAGGCAGCCATAAGTATCTTGCTCCCAGCCTACTCCTTCGGAGCAGACGAGTGCATACTTGTTATCACCGAAGACGTTCTTCTCTTCGAGTGTAACGAACAGTAGATTATCTACTGTGCATTTAGAGAAATCATTGCTGTATTGCAATGCATAAATTCCGTTAGCAATTTCTGCTAACTTAACTCCGTCGACTATCTGTCCGACGTAGCCTTTCATTCTATCGCTTGGCATATCATTTCCTTTCGGGTCGGTTGGTTATATATATGCACAGCTTCGCTGTGCTATCTTGATACTTCCGTTACGCGGTCGAAGTCAGACTCAACTTCGTCCACTTCTGTGTTGTCAGAATCGATATCGAAATCTGGTTCAGAGTCGATGCGAATCTCTTCTGCGATTGAACGTGCATCATCTTCTGATGCAGCCTTGATTCTGAATGTAGCGGTAACATCGTAACGAACCTGCACTTTATATTCCTTTATGAATGTAAGTTCGTTGCCAAAGATATCCTTGAGAATCTCAGATAAATCTGAGAAAGATATCTCATCATCTGGGTCTGACTCATTCTCCTCAATCACGTCATTGATTGCGGTATATAAATCACGCACCTTGTTGCGATGGTCGCTGACTAGGTTTGAGTAATTAGAAACCTTGGTTTCTAGGTCGGATAGTTTCGTATTGAGTTGTTGTACTAGTACATCTGGTGCAATGTAATCGGTAACTGTTGCACCGAATGGTGTTGTTTCTTCGGTCATTTGTTTTCCTTTCGGTTGGTGGTTGGTGTTGCCCTTATATATATGCACAGCGAAGCTGTGCTATCTTGAGATGCGTGTTACCCACAGCATGAGGTATCAGTGCCATCTAGTTCTTCGGCACAGCATTCTGAACAGAATGCTTCGTTGTCTTTCATGCTATTACGACAGCCATATTCATCCATCGTATTGGTCTTGCATTTCATGCAGACAACCTTTGATAGTTCATCGATTGTCATATCGTAGATATGTTTAGTCATCGTCCTCCTCCTTCATGTGGTGTGGGTCAATAGCAAGTTTGCTATCGATTATGTAAGCACGAACTGCGTTATCGATACCTTCATATCCATCTTCATCGATGGATACTGGTTGCCAGTTATCACGAAGAATCCATGCCATCAACACCTCTGGTGTGAAGACAGTCTGGATGTCATACTCTTCTTGGTCTGCCACCATTGCTTGCAATGAATGGAAGATTGCTAGGTCTGTCATGCTTGAGCGCCAGCCATCTAATGATTGGCGATATGCGGTCATGGTTTCGCTAGTCTTTGCTAGCAAAGCCACACTATCTTCGATTGTATTCATGCTGATACCCCCTTATTGGCACAGTCATAGCAAGTCTTTTCGACTTGCACTCCCAGTACGAATGCATCTATTCCTGAATAGATGATGTTGTCTTGTGTGTTACAGATGGTGCATCTCATTTGGTTCCTCATTTCTTTGCGATAGCAAAGCGAACATCCACTTTGCCATCGACGCATAGTCGGCATGTTGCACAAGCACTACCTTCGGTAGTGATGAGTGGGATTGAGCCCAGATTCTCTGGGCATTTGGCTCCCACTTTGCCTGTCATGTTGAGCATGGTGTCCTTTGCATCAGCAAAGGTGTCAGCAAGATAGGCAATCTTTATCTTGTCGGTTTGTTTACGTAAGTAAACAGCATCCGATTTGTTCTCATCATCTGTACTAAAGTACAGCGATAGGTTGTACAGTCCAGCCAGAATTGTGGCAGCGGACGGCACTCTTGTATAGACCCAGAACTGGGTCTTGTGATTGTGTAGTTCGATGACTCGTCGCCATGCATAGGCATAGGTATCGGAGAAGAAATCCCCATCCCAATGGATGCGGAACATCGGCTCTGCATTCTTGGCTTTGCATTCTAATTCGAATGCAGTAATCATGTCATCAAGAAGCGACACCATAGTGTCATAGTCTGCATCTTTGATGGTGTTCCAGTTGTGTAAGAGAGTATCTCTTACTGAAGGGAAGATGCGTTCTAACTTTCCAGCGTAGCAAATCTTCTCGCATATGCTGGTTGCATTAGGACATGAGTAGGACTTGCCACTTGGCAAGCCGAATGTGTTGGCAATTGCTGAGCGTTTGCCGTTCGGTGTTGGTAGGTTGGCTACCTTTCGGTCGTTAGACCGCTTGAGTCCTGCCATGGTGTTGCTCCTTTCGGTTCGGTTGGTTGCTTCCTATATATGCACAGCTTCGCTGTGCTATCTATGATTTTGCGTATGAGATGAAGTCATCGGGGATTTGTATTACTGCCCCGCGATTGTTTAGCGCAGAGTAAATACAAGCCACTGCCAGATGGTTGTTGCCACCGATGTGCCATCGATACGGAGTATCGAGGTCGATATCTTCGTACTCTTTGTAGTCGTAGATATCTGCCACGATGTCGGGAATACCATTGCCCACTTCGAATAGAAGTGTCCAGTGATATTGGACTTTGTCCCCTTCGTACCTATCCACGTTTCCAAACGCTAGGTTTAAGCCACGTCGGGTTGTTGTGATGTATCCCTTTAGGGATGTGCCATTGATATCTATCTCTGGCGAATTGATTGCCTTAAGTTTCACTTAGTCCTCCTCGTTGTTGAGCCATGGCTCAAGGTGATGAGCCTCTACTATGGTGTAGGCTGGTGCTGTTGGATACCCTTTCCAAAAGATTCCTTTTGGAAGTTGGATACTCTTATGAGTATCGCCTTCTGATACTGCATAGATTGCTTCGATACATGGTTCCACCATGGTAAGTGGAACTGGCGGATAGTGATTGCCTTGCAATTGGATTGCAATTGATTGCCGAATGTCAATGACATTCTCTACTAGGTCATGCGATGTCATGCTTCCCATTAGTTACCCTCTTTCGCTAGTTGTTCTTTGGCTTCGCCAATTGCTTGCTCTACTGCATAGCGCATCGAAGTAAAGTCATAGTCATCGAAGATGTCGATGGCTAATTCCCATTCCTTGTCAGACACGTCTGTCATGTCATCCTTCTCGTACCATTGGCACGCTATCTGTGCTTCAGGGTCTAAGTCCTGCAGCAATTTAATTGCTGTTGCTACTCTCATTCTGATTCTCCCTTGTAGTAGTGCTTTGCGATAGCAAACCATTCACTATCGCCCCATCCACCCATGATTTGGCGGATAAGTAGTGTGGCTGGGGCATCATTGCCCCATTCTCTTTCGGCTAGACCAGCCACTTGGCTGACGTAGTCATCCCATTCTTGGCGTAGTACATTGACGAACTCATTGATATCTGCCGACTGCTTTGCAGTGCTCATTAAGTCTCGCCATGCATCTTCATCGTTGTCCATTACCAATAGGTAATCATTGACGAATACATCACTTGCTAAAGCAAGTCTTCCTGGCTCTGTGCTTGTTACTGGCATGTTATCTCCTGTACTTGTAGTTTGTTGAAGTCAAGACCATACTGGTCTTGCAGGTTAGCGATTGCATTTGCTTCCGCTTGTTCTTCATTCTCTGCGAGAATGCTGGTGTGGATTGTGGCGTACTGTCCTACGAAGGTAACTTCGTATTGTGTTTCCATTAGCACTGCTCCTCTCGGATTGTTGTTGCCCAGTGCTTCTCATCTATTGCAGACCTACGGTCTGCTATCTTGATTGCGAGTACATCCCATAGCAATGCGAGGGATAACGTGCCAGTGATTCCGATGAGGATTCCGACAGCGAGGTAATCGCCCCAATAAAGTGCATCCATCTTGTTGCTCCAATCTGCCCCGATATTTTCGAGGCTCCCCTTATATATGCACAGCGAAGCTGTGCTATCTTGAGATGCGTAGCGCCCGCATCATGGCGCTCCATCTGAGGGCTACCAATAGCCAACCCGCAGATACAATAGATATCATCGTTTGTCAAGTACCTTTAGGTACTTGCTATTAATTGCCAACACGTAAGTGCTATTTATTGCCAACGCATATGCGTGTATCGCGGGGGTGTCATGCCGTATGTGTCGCATCATGTGTCATGTCATGTGTCATGATTCAATGAAAGACACGACACACCGCAATTACGCTCAGCCGTCGGGCTGAATTTGACAATGGGGGGCTGGTCGTGTATTCTGGTG